TTCGGTATCATCAATGATGAGGGTGTCCTCTTTGGCATATTCTTTCTTTAGTTGTTTACCCGGTACAAAATTACGTTTGAATGTAATTCCGTGGGAGTTCAACCAAATCTCTTTTTGTTTTGAAATACTATCATGTGAATCTGCACGAGCAGTTGATGAAAGTATCTCTGTCGGCACTGGTGAATTGCGTAGAAACTCCAGTAATTCACTAGCGTGTGGCATCATTTCAAGTGTTTCAAAGTTTTGCCCATGAATGAATTGATTGAACAGATTAAATTGTTTTTTGTCCCGAATTTGGTCTGGACTCTCATTGAATAGTTTTTTGTAACGGGCAACAAAGTCGCATATTACACCATCCATGTCCAGGTAGATGCAAGAAATTTTTAGTTTATGCATGTTCTTTCAAACTTTCTTTCAAAATTAATTTCAATTTATCTTTATCAAATTCAATGAACGGTGTGTACTTTTCAATTCTTCTTTTCCATGAAGGCCAAACAACATCATCTGATATTTTTTTGGACCACATAGGCAAGAAATTCATAATGTGATTTAATATACACACCGTTTCAAAATTTATGGTACTGTAAGTTAACTCTTTTAAGAGTAACGGATACTGACCATCTTCTACCACCAACATTTCATTTGGTGTTTGTGTTGCGTTAAGAAGACCTATTATATCTTGTTCGAATCTATAAGTCAAGCTCTGATTTCTTTTTTGCCATTGCTTATAGACTTCTTCACCTTCCAGATTGGCAATTTCACCAATCCAGTTGGATTCGGTAACGAGGAAGTTAGCCACATAAAAGTTCTTTAAGTCTTCCAGTTTGTATTTACGGGATAACTTATAGAAAGTATACTTATCTTTCCTGATGGCAAAGTTATCTCTGGTAACGTTGGTCTTACCGTGATACTTAAAATAATCGTAGCTATCAGTAATAAAATGAAGTTTGATGGCATTATATAAAGCAAAGGCCGAGAATCCAGAACCTTCTTCAAGCGAGAAAATCATAACGGCAAAGAGGCACTTCTTTTCAATAGGTTTAATTCTTGGGCTTCTTCACGAATCTTGGCCTTCAAAGCATTGGAGACCAATAATGATGCAACATCGACCTCCATACCTGTCTGTTCACAATGGTGAATGATAGCATCCATATGTGTGGTACCCAAGGTGTATGACAGCTTGGAAATCATTTCACTAAAATCATTAATTTCTGTTTTCGTAGGCACGATTATCCTTTGGTATAAAAAATGTGGTTGCCAATCTTCTTCACAACTCTGATATTGGTCCAACCGGGGTTAACATAGACTGCATGGTAGAACATTGCCTTGGTTTTGGCAAGCTCTCTGTGCAATACTGATTCTGTTAATGCCCTTTTAGCAATGTACAGGCATTCTTCCCATGCATATGAATCCTTAACTGGATTAACATTCTCGCAAGTCCATGAGAATTGGCAGGTTGCACCAGTTTTCTGGTAAACAACACCGCAAAAATCGGATGGATATCTCTTGCTGTTTGCACGATTGATTGTGACCTGTGCAACGGCCAATTTTCCTTCATGTGATTCTTTTGCTGCTTCGTAGTAAATGTTTTTAGCAATACAAAGAACCTGTTTATTAATATCTGCACCAACTTGTTCCTTAACTGAAGGTTCATATTGCTTGGCAGAAATGGGTATACATAACGAGGTAAATACAATCAATAAAGTTTTTGACAACTTCATTTGTTCTCCTTGTGTGTGTTTGGGGTTAGACCCCAACCCTCAAGACGATTTCTTGGTAACTTTTGGAAGTTCCATAGGAATGTTAGACACGAAACCATTCAAGGTTTGAGCCTTGCTGATAATTTCTGTTTCTGAGGGAGTTTGTGGTAAAGCCGGATGTAAAGGTGGTGTTTCACCTTTGGCTTTTGCGCTTTCACATTGTACGTGCCATTCAGATTGAATTCGGTCACGTTGAGCATTATATTCATCATATAACATATCTCTTGCCATTTTTAGTAGGTCAAGGCGTATTTCAAAGGGTGTCATTGACATAGTTTTCTCCTGTGTGTAAAGTGTGTGGGGGTTTTTATTAGGAACCCATAACCTATTGTCTATTTAGAAGCCTACGGATACTGTAAGTCCTACTGCACGCTCTTGAATGTCTTGATAGCTTTGGCTAACACCCAAACCAACAGAAACTTTGCTGATGACTGGCATGTCGTAGCTAGCAAATACTACGGATTGTTTTGGATTTGCGCTATCCCAATTTACACGGGTCTTAGCACCAGCCATGGCATAACCAGGACCAACCTTAACACCAGCGTTTGCGCCAACTAGACCATACTCATATGGCTTTGTACCAGCACCACCATTATCAAAACCAACACCAACGAATGGGCTGATACCGAAAACTGTCTTACCTGCGGTAAGTTCCAAGCTATTGAACATAGATTGGTTGTCATTGGTACGTGCATTACGATTTTGTAATCCAAGATTGAAACCACCCAATGAGGTACCAGCACGAACATATTGTGCGATACTTTGTTGGTTGCTTACCCGGTCAGTAACTTGGTCAACACCATACGAAACAAAACCACCGGCCTGTGCGGCTGCGGCGACTGCAATTAAACTTGCGATTGCGATTTTCTTCATTAAAACTCCTTAGTTAATAAAAAGACAGTTTAATGCTGTTACGAGGATAAACTGTCAAAAACCCTAGTCTGCGTTTAGGCAGCCAATGCGAAACGTGAGTCGTTTGCGGTTACTTTGATTTAGTTTTAACATCTTCTCTGATGAGCTGTCCACTTCTATACTTGTTGCCCTGTCGAAACTATGCAGCCCCATCAAAAGTATACTGGTTTAGATTATGTGGATGTCCGTGATACCTTAGTCATCTTCATTATCGCACGGCGCAGACCTTTATACTTTTGGTGGAACTGGGGGGATTTGCACCCCCGTCCAGAACACTTTTCTAGTTGCTTCATACAACCATAACTTCGATTATACAATAATTATGTATTTGTGTCAACCTGTTTTAGGTATATTTAACTGATTGGTTTATGAAAAACCTTTTTGGCCACCACGGATATAACCACCCAAATGTCCCCAAGTTAAGGTGTTTCCGGTACCTGTAGCTGCCACAGCAGCACCACCTAAACCGCCAGGATATCCGCCGCCACCTCCAGGAGAACCGTTCATACCCAAATTACCTCCAGAACCGCCGCCATGGCCATAACCGTCTGGGCCAATATATTGATAATATCCAGTATTTCCAGCACCACCATAATATATTCCAATTGGCCAGGTAGCTCCTCTTGGAAAAGTACTATTCCAACCACCACTGTAACCATATTCACCCCATATACCTGCGCCGCCGCCGCCGTTTCCAGCTTGATTCGTTCTGTCACCTCTTGCTCCACTACCACCGCCGCCGCCACCGCCGCCAATAACACCATAATTATATATGGTAAGATTCACGCCACCGTCAACCGCAATTGCAGGCTGTCCATCAAAACCGCTGGAGCCTTGGAAAGATGCGCCAGCGCCACCACAACCAATTATATAACCATAATTCCATAATTCCATACCGTTAGGAAAACTTCCAGAAATATATAATGCTCCAGGTTGATTCCAACTCTCTTTATTTGCTTTAACTGTACCGCCGCCTGCTGTGTCCCAAGTTTTAGTTCTGTAACCAGCCATGAATGGTTGTAAAACTCTTGTTTCGGGAAGATATGTTATTGGATGATTAACCAAGGTCTTCAAATGTGCTTCATCTGGTGTAGGATTATTTACTTGACCAACAACAATTTGTAATCTTTGATTTTGATCCCAACCTTCAGCAACTGCATCAACTCTGACCTTACGGTCGTACCAAACATTATTAAACTGAGATGTCGGCCAAACATTATAATACATTACAAATTTATCAGCTTTACCATAAAAATTTGACATGGCAATTGTTGATGCATTAGTTGTGATACCAGCAAGACCTCTGGGTCGTGTATCATTCATACTAATTTCCGTGGCTGCACCTATACCCAGTTCGGTTTTAACTTGACTTAACGATATTGCTCCACTGGATTGTAATGTCATTTCTTTTCCTTGTTTTTATTATCTATTTATTCTATCAGCTGTTTTTGTGGTAATAATCAATAGCTTTTACAAGTCCTTCAATGTGATCCTGTGTTTTTTCTTTGAAAATCAGTGGTGTTGAATCTTTCACCGCCATGATAATTACTAAA